CGGAGTGGATCGAGCACGATCTCGATATTCACCATGTGGTCGCTGCCGGGCTTGGCGGCGCTGCGGAGGGAAGACGGCTACTGAAGCGCTGGATGGTGAGCGTTCATAGCGTTGCGAACGCGGCAATCGTGCCGAGATCATTTCATCAAGGTCAAGGGCTACATCGGCAGGCATTTCTGCAGATCGTCAATCAGAGACTTGTGGCTGCGGACCTGTTTGCTGAAGCGCTGGTAAAACATGGTGGCTTCTCGGCCGGTCGTCTCATTATGCTGCAGACCATACAAAAGATTGGAAGCGAGCTTGTTTTACGGTCTGGTGACGTTGTAGCTATTCGTTTGCAGGCAGCTCTGCAGAGCATGCTGCCACGGTCACCGGGCTCGGGAGGCGGCGGTGGGGAGGTGCTGTCGGCAAGGGGCGACCGGGCCTCTGTCCGAAAATCCCGGGAGCGACGACGCGCTTCTGGTGGGGGGGCTGACGGAGGCGATGCGACTTTTCGTGGTCCGCAGCGATCGAGCATTCACGCTACTCCGTCCTGTGTCTGAGGCGCTGTGGCGTTGGCGCGGCGGCGCGCCGATTACCGACACTTGGACTGGTTCTGAGCTGACTGTCTCCGAGGGGGCAGAGGGCGATTTCATCGGGGTCGACTGCCTCGAGCTCATCTCCGGTGCGGACGGGTTCATCCTGAGCGAGTTTGCGCGCGAGAAGCTCGATGAGTTGCTGTCAGGGGCTGGAGAGTTTTGGCCTGTGACGGTCGTTGGGCGTCCGTACTGGTGGTTCAATTGCCTGGCGAGCGTCGACGCGCTGGATCGCGAGAGGACCGATGCTGATTGGAACGTGGTGCGCGGAGATTGGGGTTCGTTCAGTTGGATCACGACGACACGGCGTCTTGCGTTCGACCGTAGCCACATCCTGTCCGCGCCGGCGGTGTTTCGCGTTGCGGAGTATCCGCAGGGAGTTCTGTTCGCGACTGAGGCGCTCGTCAGCGCGGTCAAACGTCACGAGCTGACCGGGTTCAGGCTAGACCAGGTCTGGTCGGAGGACGAGGGCGGTGTGCCGGACCCGCCGGGTGTGGGATTGGCCGGTGTGTTCGAGGTGCAGAATGCGACCGATCTCCGGCGTCGCCGGGCGACGGCCGCGTCGGTATTGGAGCGTCGGCGACAGTCGCGGGGCTGAAGAGGGCCGGCCAGACTTAGGAAAAAAGGCCTTGAGTGCCCGCCCCAGAAAACCTACAAGCTTTTACTAATGTCGGCCTTCTGACGTCTCGGGCTTACCCGTAGGGGCCCGGCGACACTGCCGACGCGACGCGTGCGCGCGTGTACCCTTCAGTCGTGCTCCAGCTCGAGGTGCGTTGCTGCATGTTCCAATCTATCTGCGAGCACATTCCGGCTGATCCCGACTTCCCTGCCCGGACAAGGCGCCTCGACCTGATGCGCCGGGTATTGGATGGCACGCTCTACGACGCGTTGCCGTTCGAGTTTCAGGACGAGCGGAACGCGTCTGGCGAGTACATCCCGCTGCGTAATCGGCGGCCAAGCGTGCGTTACGCCTTGGCGCGTGTGGTCGTCGAGGACAGCGTCGCTCTGCTTTTCAGCGAGGGTCATTTTCCGGTCGTTGGGTCTCCTGACGACGGCGTTCAGCAGGGATTGGCAGCGATCGCACGGGATTGCCGGCTGAACCAAGTCATGACCGAGGCGGCGATCCGGGGCAGTATCGGCAGTGCTTGCGTGCTGATGCGGATCCTTCGCGGCCGGGTGTTTCTCGATGTGCTCGACGCGACCTGGTTGACGCCGACTTGGGATCCTGGCGAGCCGGACACGCTGTTGAGCGTGGTCGAGCGATACAAGGTTCCTGGCTCCGATTTGCTGGCGGCTGGCTACGACATGATCGATCCGGCCGGGCAATATTGGTTTCAGCGCCGCTGGGATCGCGAGGAGGAGATCTGGTACGAGCCGCGTCCGGTCGGGCTCGGTGGGGAGATGGTGCCGGACGCGTCGCGAAGCGTTCAGCACGGTCTCGGTTTCGTGCCGCTGGTCTGGATTCGCAACCTGCCGGGCGGGATTGCGCCGGATGGCGCGTGCACGTTCCGCGCGGCAGTCGAAACGAGCATAGAGATCGACTATCAGTTGAGCCAAGCCGGGCGCGGACTGAAGTATTCGTCGGACCCGACGTTGTTGATCAAGGAACCGGCCGGTCTCGAAGGGGATATCATCCGCAGTGCAGGGAATGCTCTCGTCGTCAGCGAGAAGGGCGATGCACGGCTGCTGGAGATTGGCGGGACGGCGGCCGGGGCTGTGCTGGATTACGTGCGGATGTTGCGCGAGTTGGCGCTCGAGAGCGTGCATGGCAACCGTGCGGATGCGAGCCGTCTGGGGGCACCGGCGTCTGGACGTGCGCTCGAGCTGATGAACCAGGGTTTGATCTGGCTGGCCGACAATCTGCGCGTCAGTTATGGCGAGGGCGGCATCATTCCGATCTGCCGAATGGTGCTTCTCGCGACCCAGCGCTATCGGCTTCGGGTTGAGGGACAACAGCTTCCGGAACTTGATCCGACGGCCGCGCTGCGGCTGATCTGGCCGCCTTGGTATCCGGTGGACAGCGAGGATCGTGCGCGTGATGCCGCGACGCTGATCCAACTCTTGGAAGCGAAACAGTTGAAGCCCGAGACGGCGCAGCGGTGGCTGGCGTCGGAGTGGGGCGTGGTGGGGGAGCAGGCATGAGCGAGGACACGGTTCGTCTTGAGGACACGCAAGTCGAGGCGCCGGCACCGGCGCCGGAACTGGCACAAGTAGCGGTGTTGCGGGCGAAGCTTGTACAAGCGGAGCTGCGTACCGCGGCGGCTCGAGCCGGCATGATCGATTTGGACGGCATCAAACTCGTGGACTCGTCTGGGCTCTCGGTCAACGACTCGGGCGAGTTGGCGGAGGCGCCGGAGATCATGGCGCGACTGCGGCAGGAGAAGCCTTGGCTGTTCGGTCGCGGCAGCAGCAGCAGCCCGGCGGTTGCGCCGCGTGCGACGCCGCCGAAGGCAAAGACGGCGATGGAGATGTCCGTGGATGAGTGGCGCATCGCGCGCGCGGAGTTGCTGCGTCGCCGCTGAGTTCCCTAGGAAAAAATGCCTTGACGACATACCCCAGTTACTCGATATGTTTTGACTATGATTGCGAGCGATCGGCATTCGGCAGACGAGGCCGAGTGCCCGCTCCAATAAGTATCCGAACTCCGTAATCGATCGACTGCTGTCCCTGCTGCGGCGGGGTGTGGTTCAGCCTGGAACGCCTGGTCCGCCGATGCGGGCCGGGCTCAAACCGTTTGTGTTGGGGACAAGCATCAATGGGAATCTCGAACTTTCCGGCGATCCTGCAGCCGATCATCCAGCAGGGCTTCCTCGAGCGGGAGTTTCAGCAGGCGATGGCGTCGCGTCTGGCCTATCGCGCGTGTGCCGACCGGCAGGAATTTGCGGTCGGGATCGGCGAGACGCTGACAAAGACGCGGGCTGGTCTGAAGCCGAGCGTGACGCAGCCGGTTCTGGCGTCGACGAACACCAACTTGGACAACGGACTGGTGCCCGGTGGTTGGGGGGTCGAGCAGTATACGATCACGATCAACCACTATGCGGCGACCACGGACCTGAACATGGTCACCAGTCGCGTCGGCATTGCTGGGCAGTTCTTACAGAACGCTGCGATCAACGGCGAGCAGGCGGCGCGAAGCCTGGACGAGCTGGCGCGCAATTCGCTGTTCTCGCCGTATTTCGGCGGAAATACGCGTGTCCGCGTGGCGCTCACTGCGGCGGGCGCGAGCGTGGCCGTCGACGATATCCGCGGGTTCACGACGGTCTTCGTCAACGGTATCCAGACGCCTGTTGGGACGTCGTCCAGTCTGACGGTGACGGTCGGAAGCGGCGTTTACACCTTGGTGGCGACGAATGCGGACTCGGTCAATCTGAGCACCGCACCGGGCGGGATTTCGGGAACCCTGACGTTCGAGAGCAATGTCAGCGCCTCGGATGGAGCGCTTGGCAATGCGGTTCAAGCTGCCAACGCGAGCGTGATCATTCGTCCGAACGATGAGTTGACCACGGCGGCGTTGACGGCAGCGGACACGTTGACGATGGGCAGCTTGCTCGACGCGGTCAGCAAGCTGCGGATGAATGCGGTCCCTGAGATCGACGGCGCTTACAACTGCTATCTCGACCCGGTCAGTTCTCGGCAACTGTTCTCGGATCCGGACTTTCGGCAGTTGTTCCAGGGGGCGACCAGTGCGAACCAGGTGTTCCGCAGCGGGATGGTCAATGACTTCCTCGGGCTGCGTTTCGTGCCGACGACGGAGGCGTATGTGCAAGCGCATCCGACGTTGGCCGGGGCCGTGGTTCGCCGGCCGATCGTCGTCGGTCAGGGGGCGCTGATCGAAGGTGATTTCGCTGGCATGGCCGAGAGCGATATCGCGCCGACGGACAGCATCGTCAGCATCGTCGACGGCATTGCGATGGTGACGCGTGAGCCGATCGATCGCTTGCAGCAGATCATCGCGCAGAGCTGGTATTGGATCGGCGGTTTTTGCGCGCCGAGCGACACGATGACCAATCCGCTCGTCGTGCCGACGGCGACCAACGCCTCGTACAAGCGCGCCGTGATGATCGAGCATATTGGCTAGCGCCCGCTCATGCTGACCGACTGCGAAAAGATCGATGCCCGGCGGTACATGGGATATCCGGTGTTCGGCACCAATCCCTCCGGGAATATGGGTTGGCAATTCTATCAGGCCGCTGGCCTGCTCGAGTTTCGGCTGAACAACTTGGCTCCCGGGGAGGAGGTCGTGCTTCGTCAGTATTTGACGACGATCTCCTGCCTCGAGCAGGCAGTTCCGGACGCAAGCGCATCGCTCGACACCAGCTCGGCCGGGGAGTGGGTCCGCAACCCGATCGAACTCGCTGAGCGGCGGCGGCTGTTGGAGGACTGGTCGCGTCGGCTGTGCGGCTTTCTTGGTCTTCCGCCCGGACCATACCTGAGCGGTGGCGGGAATACCGTCAACCTGGTCGTCTGATGGACGCGGATCGGTTGCGGGACATCATCAACCGCGGCATGGGCAACGCCGCGCGGGTGATCGGGGAAGACTACGATGTCTTTCGGGCACGCACTTCGAGCGATCCGCTGACCTCCGGCAATCGGATCATGCGGCTCCCGATGATCCTGGACGTTGGAAGCTCGGGATATCAACGGGATCGCGGTTTTGATCGTGTGTTTCGCGCAACGTTCGATGGGATCGCGATCAAAGTGGGCGACTATCTGCGGGGGCCGAGGGGAACTCTGTTCGTTGCCGCCTTGCCGCCGCGGGAGCGTGCGGTTTGCGTGCTAACGAACACGGTCGTCGACGTGCTGCGTCCGAGCGGGCCGAATAACGCCGGGTTGAACGGATACGGCGGAGTGATCGAGGAGGCGTTGGAAGTCGTGCTATCTGGCTGGCCGGCACAGATGTCGGTCACGGGCAGCGCCGGGCGGGGCGCGCTGCCGGCTGATGGCGGTCGATCGTCGTTATCCTTCCTTTTGCCGGCTACGCCAGCGGCGATCCAGGAGTCCGACTTGATCCAGGATGATGCTGAGCGCCGCTATGTCGTGACGACGTGCGAGACGAGCGAGATGGGCGTGCATCTGGCCGCGCTCGGCACAGAGGTCTGAGGCGTGCCGGATCGCTCCGATGTCGAGCAGGCGTTGGCCGCATTGATCGCCGGCCTGCTGTATCCGGCTGGTTCCGACTCTGCCTCGATCACCGGCGATGCGTATCGCATATATCGTGGCTGGCCCGTGGCAGGTTTGCTCGAGGCGGATCTGGCGCAGGGCGTGGCTCATGTCAGTGTCCTGTCGGTCGCGGGCACAATTAGGGAGACGACGCGGTATCCCTGTGAGTGGCAGGGGCAATCTCCGACGGCCACGCTTCTTGGCACGATTTCCGGTCAGACGGTGTCTTTCAGCGGGTACGGTGGCAGTGGGCAGGTCGCTGGCGTCAGCGTTGATGGACGGTGTTATGCGTATCGGATGCGGGATGGCGATTCTGCGGCCTTGGTCAGCGCTGCACTTGCCGCCCAGATCCGATCGGATCGGCCTGCGGTCGCAAGCGGCAGCAGCCTCTTCTTGCTTGACGGGAACGATCTGATCGTTCGCGTCGTCGTGGACGGGCAGGGTGGGCGTGAGGTGCGACGCCAGGTTGCCGGGTTTCGAGTGACGTTCTGGTGTCCGAACCCGGCGCTTCGAGATCTCGTCGTGAGCCAGGTCGATACGGCGATCGCGGACACGCCGTTCATCGACATCGGTGGCTGGGCATGTCGGCTGCGAGCGTCGGGAGACACGAGCTCGGATGATGGATCGGCCGCGGGTATCTGGCGACGCGATCTGCTTTATTCGGTGGAGTATCCAACGGTTGTGAACGAAACACTGCCTGCGATGTTGTTCGGTATCACCGATGTAAACTCGGTGCCATTCGTCGGATAGCCTCTATACTGGGGAATTAATATCATGGAATACTTGGTAGTCGTGCGGGCGTTCGGCTCGTATCACGTGGGGGATGTCGTGACCGATTCGTCGACCGTCGCCAAGATCTTGGCGTCGGAGCACGCCGCGCATGTGGTCCGCATCCATCCGCCGAGCGAGGGCTAAGCGATGCCTATCGTACAAGCTGGCACTCTCAACACCACGTCGCTGGTCGTTCCCGACCTCTACGTCCAGATCGTTCCGCCACAAAATCTGGTTATCAACGGCGTTCCGACCAACATCATCGGCATGGTCGGAACGGCGAGTTGGGGGCCGGTCAATCAGCCGGTCATCGTTTCGACAATGGCTGATTACGCGCAATCTTTCGGCCCGATCCAAGCACGCAAGTACGACATGGGGACGCATGTCGGGACCGCGGTCCAGCAGGGGGCGCAGGATTTCCGTTGTGTTCGCGTGACGGATGGGACGGACACTGCGGCCAGCTACGCGTTCTTCTACGGTGCGAGCGGATATCCTGCGCTTCTGACCGCTCGCTACAGCGGTTCGATGGGCAATCAGATTGGCGTACAGCTGACGGCAGGTAGTGCCACAGGGACCTGGCGACTGGCGCTGGGTGTACCTGGGCAGGTCCCGGAGAGCTATGACAATTTGGCCGCTCCGAGCCCGGCGGTGTTCTGGCAAAACCTCGTCAATGCGGTGAACCAAGGGTTGGGGCCGTTGCGCGGGCCGAGCGCGCTTTGCGTGGCTTCGCTCGGCACGGCGTTGAGCACAGCGCCAGCGGCGCTGACGTCGCAGTCGCTGCTGAGCGGTGCCGATGGCGCGAGCGGCGTGTCGTCGGTGCAGCTGATCGGCCAAGACGGGCTGCCCCGAGTGGGGATGTACGCGCTGCGCGGACAAGGCTGCAGCCTGATGGTCTTGGCGGATAGCGACGACGCGACGACCTGGACGACGCAGGCGGGATTGGCGCAGGAGGAGGGTCTCTACGCCATCCTGACCGGCCCGGCTGGGGACGGCATTACCACTGCGGTCGCCGCAAAGCAGGCGGCGGGGTTGGATAGCTACTCGGCCAAGCTGATGTTTGGCGACTGGGTATGGTGGTCTGATCCGGTGGCAGGGCTGATTCGCCTGGTCAGCCCACAGGGATTCGTGGCCGGGCGGCTGTCGAATCTGAGCCCTGAGCAGAGCAGCTTGAACAAGCAACTCTATGGCGTGGTTGGCACGCAGCGGGCCGGCACGCCGGGGAGCAGCAGCTCGAACACCTACAGCTCTGCGGAACTTACGGCGCTTTTGGGCGCGGGGATCGACGTGATCTCCAATCCACAGCCCGGTGGCTCGTTCTGGGGCGTTCGAGGCGGCCACAACTCGAGCTCCAACGCTGCGACAAACGGCGACAACTATACGCGACTGACGAACTTCATTGCGGAGACGCTGAGTGCTGGCATGGGGATATTTGTGGGGCAGGTCATCAACGCCAATCTGTTCATGCAGATCCGCAGCACGCAGTTGAGTTTCCTGCAGAACCTGCTCGGGCAGGGCATCCTTGGAAGCACGGACGGTTCCCAGCCATTCTCGGTGATATGCGACCTCACGAACAATCCACCCTCGCGCACGACACTCGGATACGTTCAGTCCGACGCCCAGGTTCAGTATCAGGCGATCAACGAACGGTTCATCGTCAATCTCGAAGGCGGCCAGACAGTGCAGGTTACGCGTCAGACTTTGCCGAATGGTCAAGTTGGCTCGGCGCAGAGCAGTTAGGAGACAATGAATGCCTGCGAATAGTTTTTCGACGGGGCGCGATTGCCAACTGGTTGTGATCGGGCCGAGTGGCGCCAATGGTCAGCCAGGGACGCGAGTCGATCTCGAGCACGTCATTGGATTCGAAAGTCGTCAATTAACGCATCCGATCCGCATCGACCGGCTTGACGGCGTTCACATCGCGGCAGAGTTGCCGAAAGGGTGGGAGGGTCATTTCGAACTCGAGCGGGGGAGCTCCGCTGCGGATGATTTCATCGATAGTCTCGAGCAGGCCTGGTTTAACGATGGGCTGCTGGAGGGAGGCACGCTCTACCAATATGTGACCGAAGTGGACGGCTCGGTCAGCACCTACCAGTTCGATGGTGCGGTGTTCAAAATGGCCAGCGCGGGGCAATGGAAGGGCGACGCTTCGGTCCGTCAGCGCCTCGACTTCTTCGCTAGCCGGCGGCAGCGGGTCTCGTGAGTTCGGACACTCGGCAGGCGCCTGGCATGGCGCCGTCGCAGCGGATCATCGCTGAGGCAGCTCGCGAATTCGATGTGACCGATGAGACGGGCAGAGTGCTGCGGATAAGGCGGCCCGGGGCACTGGATCGTCTGCGGCTGTTCAAGGCGGTTGGGCCGACGCTCTCCACCAACGAGCGGTATGTCGGCTACGCGATGCTGGCGATGTGCGTCACCATCATCGATGGCGTGCCGCAACCGGCACCCGCGAACGAAGGACAGCTCGAAGCGCTGGTGCAGCGCCTTGGTGATGCGGGAATGGTCGCGATTGGCCGGGGGTTGGCGAGTGCCAATTCGGGAAATCGGTAGGCGCAGTTGGACGTGACGATCCAGCTGCGCTGAAGGCACTGACGCATGACGCCGATCTGAGGGATTCGCTCTACCTGATCAAGAACGGCGTCCCTTTCGACGTCGCATTCAGCTTGAGCCCGTTCGACCGTCGGGTTTGGGTAGTCACGTTGGGCGAGCTCGACGGATTCGTGTGGGATTATTCGAGCGGGGCATGGCTTAGGCCGGTCTCACGCTGACTGTGCGGCGACTGCGAAGAGGAAATCGACTGACGCCATGATCGATGCATACGAGATCGGGATCCAGTTGGCGTTGCAAGACGATGTCAGCGCCGGGCTGGAAGTGATTAGTCGTGGACTGGCGGAAGTAGACAGGGCAATCGATGCGACTAGCGCCAAGCTGAACAATCTGACAGCCGCGGAGGCCGCAGCGGGCATCGCTGCGAGTGTCGTGGCGATGCGGGCCACCGCGGGGTCGGATGGAAAGGCGCCGGAAAGCCCGCCGGAGCCTGAGAGCGGACCAGCCGCACCCGCGGGCGGCGAGAGCGCCCCGCCGGTCAGCATTCAGCCTTCGGCCGCACCGGCTTCGCGGCAGGCAGAGCCGACGAGTGCGGGAGAGCAGCGAACGGCCTTGCCGAGCGTGGCGCCGGACGAGTCGAAATCGGCACCGATCGCGGCGATAGAACCGGCGACCTTGCCGAGCTTTGCGCCTTCGGTCGATCAAGCCACCGGGCCGACCATGGTACATGTCGAGCACTCGATGGAGCCCGTGTCGCCAGCCAGCCCGATGCAGCCAATGCCCGCACTCGAGCGCTCGAGTGCGCAGGTACCCGAGCGCCCGAGTGGGCCGGCTGCGGGCGGCTCCGGCCGCTCTCCTCAAGCACCTTCGGTGTCCAATGTGCAGAGCGTTGCGGTGGACAAGCTGGAAGCTGCGGCTCCGGTGCAGGAGCAGAGGGTTTTTACATCCGCAATCGCTCGGGCAGTAGCGCCTCCTAGCGCAGCCAGACGAAGTGAGAGTCTCGCTGCCCCCGCGGTGCAGACAAGCCAGCCGTCGAGTGAACCGGCCGGACGGGCCGCTGCGCCCTGGTCAGGTGTCGAGAACCGGGTCCTCTCTACCCGACCGGCAGCGGCCTCCGAGAAGCCGGCGGCCCCCCAGGCGCGTCAGCAGGACGGATCAGAGGGGCTGACCGGCACCGTGATGCTCGACGGTCACCTCGTTGGCTACTGGCTTGCGGAGCAGATGGCGAAAGAGGCGTCGCGTCCGCCGAGCGGGACGAGTTTCTTTGACCCGCGGCAGACGCCGGCGTGGTCCGCGTCGGGGTCGCTCTGATGACAACTACTCTGGTCTTGGGATCGGTCACGTTCAGCACCTTCGAGATACCCGAACGGATCTCGTTCGGCGGCAAGCAAAAGCTCGTCGTGCATACGATGCCCGGCGGCGGCAGGATCGTGGACGCGATGGGGCAGGACGATGCGCCCATCCGCTGGTCGGGGGTATTCTCCGGAGCGAATGCGGCCGAGCGGGTTCGGACTCTCGAGCGGTTCCGTCAAGGTGGCGCTCAACTGCAGCTCTCTTGGGACGCGTGGCTTTTCCAAGTGATCGTGCAAGAGTTCGAGGCGGACTTCGAAAACACAAGCTGGATTCCCTACAAAATCGAGCTCTGCGTGCTCCCCCCGCTCGGCGCGTTGCTTGCGGATTGGCTGGCCGCCGCGGTGGCGCCGGTGCTCACGGTTCCAGTCCTTACTGGCGCTGCTTTGACTGCACAGATCAGCGCCTCCGGCGCGGCTTTGACAAGCGGATCGTTGCCTAGTCTTGTGGCGGCGTCCGGACAACTGGCACAGTATGTCACAAGTCAAGCATACAATGGGAGCGCAGCATGAGCTCGATCGTGGTCGTGGGCGGCGATCTGTTCCGAATTGCGCTGCAGCAGCTAGGCGACGCCACACAATGGAACCGGATTGCTGCCGTGAATAATTTGAACGATCCGGTCCTTCAGGGTTTGGTCACACTCGTGCTGCCCACCGTGGATGCCACCGCGGGAGGCGGCTTTGCCCAATGAGCTACGCCAACCAAGACTGAGCGTGCAGTTGAATGGGCTGGCGTTGCCGGGGGTGTTGGGCGCGGACATCTATAGCAACAATCATTTCGCTGCGGACCGGTTTCAGATCAGACTTGCCGCGCAGGTCGCACCAGAGCTGGCATTGCATATCCCGGACCAGCGGATCGATGTGCAGCTTTCGGTGGACGGACTATCGCAAGACATGATCAGCGGCTCGATCGACGCGGTCAGTCTGGACCCGATCGGCGGGGTCGTGTCGATCGAAGGTCGCGATCTTTCGGCGTCACTGATTGAGGCGCAGATCAACGAGACTTTTCCGAATCGTACCTCCAGCGAGATCGCGCAACTTCTCGCCGCTCGTCATAATTTGGGCTCACTCGTCACTCCGACAACGACGCCGGTGGGACGCTACTATCAGTCTGAGCACGACCGGGTCACACTCGGTCAATTCGCGAAGACGACAACAGAGTGGGACCTGCTTGCCTTCCTCGCGGCGCAAGAGAGCTTCGATCTCTACATGGACGGCGACACGCTTTACTTTGGCCCTCCGGCTGTCGACGTCGCGATCGTTTTGCAGACGGCAGATTGTATCGGCCTGGAGATGCAGCACTGCCTGCCATTGGCGCGGCCGATGCAGCTCACGGTCAAGAGCTGGAGTTCCAAGTCCGCCGTCGCGAATATCGGAACGGCCAGCAGTGCCGGTAGTGGAAACGTCTGGCTAAGGGAACTAACGCGTCCGAATCTCAGCCCCGACGATGCGCAGAAGCTGGCGCAGCGAAGCCTCAACGACCTCAAGCGCCACGAGTGGATCGTAAACGTAACCATGCCGGGGGAATTGGCGCTCACCGCTCGCAGCCAAGTTTCGATCATTGGGACGGGAACGCTCTGGGATCGTTCCTACAGCATCAGTAAGGTCACGCGTCATCTCGATACCGAACGCGGATTTACTCAGCGTCTTGCTCTACAGGGGATTGTCTAGTGGACCGACTGCTCAACGCGATCAAGGGTCATAGCGGGGCGCAGGACGCCGCCGGCGGGCAGCCGAGGTTCGGTAACGTGACGTCGGTCGATCCGCTGTTGGGAACGGTTCGCGTCCAGTTGCAGCCAGAAGGGGTGCTGACGGGATGGCTGCCGCTGCTGTCAGGCTGGGTCGGTAACGGGTGGGGCCTTTCGTGTCCTCCAAGCCCAGGCGACCAGGTTCTGGTCCTGCCGCAGGAGGGTGATGCCGAGAACGGTGTCGTGATCGGGCGTGCTTGGAGCGACAGTGCGGCGGTTCCGAATACGCCGACCGGCGAGCTTTGGCTCACGCATCAGAGTGGCAGCTACTTGCGACTACTGAATAACGGAACGGTCTCGATCAACGGCGATCTCCACGTCAACGGCGACGTATACGACCGCCATGGTTCGCTGTCCCAGTTGCGAGGTCATTACAATGAACACACCCACAGCGACCCGCAAGGCGGGAACTCGAGCACGCCCAACCCGCAGGACTGAGCGGCCCAATGCCTGACCTCGACATGAGCTGGTCGGGCGACCTGTCGCTCACTCCTACCGGCGATCTCGCCACCGTCGATGGCCCGGCGCTTGGCACTGAGCGCGTGCTTCGACGGCTCATGACAAATCTGGGTGATTACATCTGGAATCCAACGTATGGCGCCGGTCTCGGTCAATACGTCGGCCAGCCGATCGACCCGGCCGCTATTCAGGCACTGATCCTGTCGCAGATGCAGCTCGAGTCCGCCGTTGCATCGGTACCCGAGCCGATCATCTTGGTGCAATCCGATCCAACGGGGCAGCTGTACACGCAGATACGATACGCGGACGCGACGACGGCGCAGGCGACGGCGCTCACGGTCAATCTGCCAGGGACAACATAGATGCAATTGCCGCTTCAAGACTTCCCCACGTTGGTCAGGACCCAGGCAGCCGCGGTGAGCGCATCCTGCGCGCAGCTAATCGACATGACGGTCGGGAGCGTACTGCGCGCGGTCTTGGAGGCAAATGCCTCGGTTGGCCTCTGGGTGCAGTGGCTCATCATGCAGTTCCTTTCAGTGACCAGAGCAGCCACCAGCAACGCGGGCGATCTGGACACTTGGGTTGCAGATTTCGGGATGACGAGGCTTCCGGCTTCGGCAGCTGGCGGCCAGGTGGCTTTCAGTCGGGTGACGGCTGGACTGACGACAACGATCCCCGTCGGGGCCCTGATACGCACCGGCACAGGTCCGACCGATCAGGTTTTCGCAGTCTCGTCAGATCCGACCAATGCGGCCTGGACCGGAGCCGGTTATCAGGTCGCCGCAGGCGCGTTGAGCGTGACAGTGCCGGCGTTGGCGCAAGTGCCCGGTTCGGCCGGCAACGTCCTATCGGGAACCGTCGTCCAGTTAGCGACGGCGATCCCGGGGATCGACTCGGTGACCAACAGTGCGGCCATGGCGGGCGGCCTTGATGCGGAGACCGACGCCGCCCTTCGCGTCAGGTTTTCGAGCTTCCTCGACAGCCGAACTCGCGCAACTGCGCAGGCTGTCGGCTTTGCGATCGCCTCGGTGCAGCAAGGGCTTTCGTACACGATTGCGGAGTGTATCGACGCCTCCGGGGCAGCACGTGCGGGACAGTTCACGGTCACCGTGGATGATGGAACCGGCAGCCCTTCCGGAGCTCTTATCGCGCAGGTGTCTGCGGCCGTCGACGCGGTCCGCCCGATCGGTGGTACTTACAGCGTCCGGCCGCCGATACTCGTCCCGGTGACGGTGATCGCAACGATTGCGGGCACGGCTGAGGCAGCAACGGCGGCACAAGCGGCGGTCAGCGCGTTCATCTCTGCGCTTCCGATCGGCGCTTCGCTGATGCTTTCCCGATTGTATCAAGTCATCCACGACGCCGACCCCGGGGTCACCAGTGTCTTGACCCTGACGACCAACTCTGCGGCGGCCGACGTTGTGCCGGGCATATTTGGCCTGATCCGACCCAATCAGGTCAGCGTGACGGTATGATCGGCGACCAGGAGGATTTCAGTCAACGGCTCAGATTGACGTTGCCGACGCATTGGTTTGCCGACGTCGCGCCGGTTCTCGACGGCGTTTTTGCCGGCTTAAGTGCCGCCTGGGCGGGTCTCTACTCGTTCCTGCAATTCGCCAAGCTTCAGACGCGCATTGCTTCGGCGAGCGGTGACTTTCTCGATCTCGCGGCAGCCGACTTCTTCGGTGGGACGCTGGCTAGACGCACCGGCGAAAGTGACGACGCTTTTCGAGCACGGCTCAGTCTCGCCATGCGCCGCATCAGGGGGACACGCGCTTCGTTGAGCGATGCGGCGGCCGAGGCGGGTTATACCATTACCGTTTTCGAGGCTGCGCGGCCGGCCGATACCGGCGCATACAATGTCGCCGTCGGGCTGGCTTGGAACACATCTGGAGGGTGGGGCTCGCTCGAG